CTCCCCCATGAGCCAACGTTGTGCACAATGAACCGTACAATGATGCGCAGGTTTGATGAGCACAAGCATGGATACATAGAGGTAAGACAATGATGTGTACAAGAATGGACATAACGTTGTGCATTGAAAACAGCTTACTTTGTGTACAATGATATACCAAAATTGTTAATAATTTGTTCACAAAATGTTAATGGTTTGTTCAACACTAGGGGCCGGCTTTGTGGTAGAATAATAATGTCAAAAGGAACTGAACAAAATAAAGAACGAACAAAAAGAAAGGAAAAAGTATTATGAAAAAAGAACGTATTATGATTACTCGCACTGCTTTTGTTATAGCTAAAGGTTCAGTTATGCATGTATAACCGTCCTGATGAGTCTTTGCAAATTAAGACGAAACGGCCTTTCTGGCCGTCGGCGGAAAATGCCAATTATATGTCCTATCATGACGTTAAACTGTAGAAAGGTATTTATTATGATGTACACTGTTATTGTTGCTGCTGGTGAGAACGTTCGTATGGTTAAGGTCGAGGCTGAGGATACTAAGGCCGCTCGTGCAAAGGTCGAGCTTGCCGAGGGTGAGAAGATTTTCTCGCTGAAGTCCGAGTCTGAGCATGCTCCTCGCGGTACCGCTACCTGTGAGGTCACTTATGTCACCGTCGATCGCGATGAGAATAACAAGTTTGTTCTGAATCGTGCCACCAAGGTTGTCCGTGGCACTGCTGGTCAGGGTAAAAACGCTGAGCGCGATGTTAAGCTGTTTGCCAAGAAGGCTAACGATGAATTCCCTAAGGGTTGTCTGATTGAGTCTATTGTCAAGATTGCTGATTAAGTCCTCTGATGAGTCTTTGAAAATTAAGACGAAAGGGCCCTTTTCAGTGGGCCCTCAGGATAAAATAGAAAGGTAGGTTATTATGGATAGTTATCAGGTTCAGTGTATTATGCCGTTTATCGGAATGCTTTGTGTAGGTATGGTTGCATATTTGTATGGTGTTTGGAAAGGATGGTGGATGTTGTAATGGTTATTAAGCTATTTTATCAGGGCCATAAATGTGCTGAAATTATTGTCGATGATTTTAGTTATAGTGACGTTTTTAGCAATGGTGAATGGGTCGGTATCACGAACAGTGACGTAGTTTGCCGATTTGATGATAATCACTACGATGTAGTTAAAACTGATTATGGTTTTGAGGTGAATAAAGTAGTATGACAGTTAGACAGTTGTTTTATGCATGTGAGAATTTTCAGTATGGTGATACAGTTACAATTAAAGATGCAAATAAGGTATTATATGAATCAACATTTATGGATGCGTTGACGACAGTATATGCCGAATATAAAGTACGGCGTTTCAATTATAAGACAATGTGCATTGAAGTCTTCTGATGAGTCTTTGAAAATTAAGACGAAAGAGCCCTTTTCAGTGGGCCCTCAGGACTATAAGTCCAGAAAGGAAGTTATATTATGATTCGTTTGATGCTTGACCGTTACAACGATGGTGAAAAGGCGATGTTAAAACAGTTGTTTACGGAAGCAAAGGTATCCGTTGTTAAGCAATCTGATTGTAATGGTGATGATTGTGATCAGTGCCCTTATAAGCATGTTTGCGAAGATCTTGTATCAGCAAAGCGTTATTTAGTAGAGATTTTGGAGGGATAATATGGCAAAGAAAGCTAAATCTAAGAATAAGATGTCGACGGTGTGCTCATATAGTCGTAGCATTATTTATCATTGTGAGTATATGGATTGTCCGTATCACATTTTGAATTTGCCCGCTGATGCTAAAGATTATTATGTAAAACATCATTGCCAGCTTGATTGTAAGAAATTCGATGGTGAGTAATATGACACAACTACCTAATGGAACTAAGACAAAACATATTGTGATTCGATTACCTGGTGAGGCAGTTTCACGTGTTGTAATTAATAAAAATAGCTTATTGTGGCTTGCATATTCATTAGAACGCGAATATGTTTGGCTCCATGGTTATTTGGATGATTACGTTAGTATTCGTTCGTTAAGTTCTGATTTGCTTCGTTCAAAAATTATTGCATATAAAATTGATGGACCTCGGACATTGTCTGTTATTCTCGAAGGTAGTGGTTATAGAAAATGGAGTGAATAATATGGTTATTAAAGCTGAATTTGCCGAGCTTAAAGATATTAGACCTGGCACTTTGATTAGTTATGGTGGTCATTATTATATTAAGTCAACTGAAGTTAAAGTAGATAGAGAGCACGTTGTTAAATCAATTTGTTGTGATGCAGTTACAGGTGAAATTTGTTACATTGATTTATGCCAAAGTTGCGGTGTATATGAAAATGCAAACATTAAGTTGAGGTGAATAATGTTCATTATATTTTATACTGGTTTAATTGTTGCATATTTTGTATATTGTTTTCAATATGATTGGAGACAGGTAAACACGTTGACAATCTATATTTTATTGTTATTATGTTTTATAATGTGGCTTTATGTAATATTTGCGTAATTTGTGTTAACACATTAGTGTTACAATATATTTAATAGTTGGCGAACTTAAAACGTAGGAGATTTATTATGGCTTTCAAGAAGGGTAACAAAAAGAATGGCAATCGTAATTTCTTTAAGTTTAAGGATGCTGAAGGCAAATGCGCTAAGGTTGAAGAAGGTTTGATTTGGCTGAAGTCCGGTCAGTATCAGACTTGTGGTGTATCTGTTGCGATTGATGATGCAACTACTATTTCCGACTGGTCTCGTACTATTGCCCTGGATGATGTTTATGTTTCTGTCCAGACGAATGAGAATGGTTATCCGACTTTGGTTATTTCGTCCCATCCCATTGAGGAGTAAAGGAGCTTAAATAATGTTCTATCATCAACGTGATTCTCCGGTAAAGGGCCTTTGTTAAATAATTAACAATTGTTAACATAAGGTACACAATATGAGTAAGTTACAAAATACACGAAAAATTGTTCAGAAATATGGACAAGAATACGGCTGGGAATGGTCAAAAGAAACTGGTTTGATAAATAGGGCATCAACTTACGGTCAGTCATTTCTTGACCAGTGGAATATTATCGATGATGCGAAAGAAGGACAAGGACACGCGCGTGAGTTAATTGATGCAATTCAGTATCTGTCTAAATATGAATTAAGTGAATCGGCAAGAGCAATTCGTCGTCGTAAAACCAGATTGGCTCCTGTTGAACAATTGTATCAACAGCGTGCACTTGATTTAATCGATAAACAACTTAATCAGTTGAGGACTGAAACAGATGAAACAATGCGAGTTTTGCAGATTCAGAATATTCATCGCGAAGGTTCTGAAAATGCTTTTCGTCAGACTCCTAAACAACGTTCTTCTCGTTCTGGTATTTCCGCTCGTGCTAAGTATTCGGTTGTACAGTTGGATAAAGCGTTGCATTCAGATGAATTGTTAGTTAAAGCAGAAACAGTTACACTTGATGATTATGAAGCATTAAAAGAGGTTGCACAATATTTTGGAGTAAACCTTGATGAAGTTGCAGAACGTCATAAAGTTGCCGAGGGTGATCCATATAAAGCCCTTGATAAAGCATATATTGAAGTTAGTGAAACTATTCATGATAGCATCTCGCAATTAGGACCTGATGATTATGCCGAGTTAATGGCATCACCTGTTTATGCTAAAATGGTAACGTTGTATGGCATTGATTTTTAATGGATTATGGTAACATTAAAATCTTGCAACAACGGATGTGCGAAGTTAAAATTGATTCGAAAAAGAAACGTTCACAGCGTTATGTTCCGACTTCAAATTATCTACTGTCATTTGATATTGAGACAACCTCATGGACCGATTTATATGCGACAATGTATGATTGGACATTAGGTGGTGCTGATTATAATGATTTAGTTTTGTGTAAAAACAATAACGATTTGAAGAAATGTACAACATGTGTGTTTGGTAGAACATGGAACGATTTTGATTTATTATGTAACATTTTGAATGGTACGGCTGAGGACTTAAACGCACGATTTATTATTTTAGTATATAATCTGGCGTACGAATGGTCTTATTTGCAAAAGAATATTAACTTTATTCGAGATAATTATAACCCTGAATATCCGACAGTTATTGAAGGTAAACATAGTATAATGTCTGTATTAGCAGGCAATTTAGTTTTTCTTGATGCTACAAGATTATTTGGTCTTGGTTCATTAAAGCAAAATGCTGCGAAATATGGTTTTGAAAAATTGGAGTATGACTATGACGTAAAAAGACATTTTGAAACACCGTTGGACGATAAAGAAATTGAATATAACGAAAATGACGTACTTATTACATTAGGTGCATGGGCAATGTGTTTATGGAACAATGGATATAAATCCATTGAAGGTGCTCCATATACAAATACTGCTATGATTAAAGATGTTTTGAAACGTAATGAGTCAGTAAATAAAATTGTTGGTATTCGAGAACAATATCGTTCTGATAATAAGAAACGTAAGAATCATATTAAGAAACATAATGTTAGCTTGTTTGATGAAGCCTTAGATATAGCAACTGAAGTATTTCCTAAAGAAATGCCGTTGGAAGATGTTGCAAAGTTTCTTGAAGCAGCGTTTTCCGGCGGATTTACGCATTGTAATGTTTTTCAACAAGGAAATTTATTTTTCAATGTCGCATCTATGGATTTAGGAAGTGCATATCCCGGCGCTATGATGGCAACATGGTATCCTAGAAAACTTAAAGTTGTGTTAGACACAAACAAACAATTTAATAGGTTAATGAAGTATTTGTTATCTAAATATGATTCGCCATTAAAATTAGCCAAAGCTACTCGTGATAAACTCGCTGGATTTGCTGTTGTCACAGTTAAGTTAAAAGATGTTTCGATTATAAATCAGGTTAATGGATTTACATTACCTTTGATATCGAAGCACAAACTATTATCTATTACTCCGGATGCATTATTTGATAACGGTAAATTAGTTGAATGTTCTGAATGTGTTATTTCGTGTACAACTATTGATTTGTTAACATGGCATTGGTGTTATAATTACGATATAGTTGAATGTACACAAATGTTAATTGGTTCAGATATTCAACAATTACCTCAATATTGGAGAAACGCAGTTGATTATTGTTATCGTGCAAAAACAGTGCTGAAAAATACATTGCGATTATATCGTGAGAACGGTGATTGGCAAACTGAGTATAGAAAAATTCCCGGTATTGATGATGTTGAAATAAAGCATGTTGAAGATATGGAAGAACATGAAGCGGTTTATTATCTCGACATGGTCTTGCATCAACGTAAAGGCGAACTTAATGGTTTGTATGGAATTATGGTCATGCACATTGTTCGCCGTAGTTATCAATATAATGAATATAAAGATATTGTAGAAGGTGAGAATTCAATACGTGAAGCAAAAGACGCGACATGTTACTTATGGGGCATCATAATTACATCTATTGTTCGTTTATGGGAAGTGACTTCTTCAATATATATGGCGGAACACAAATGTTTACCGTTATATTGGGATACAGATTCCGTAAAATTACATGTACCTGATGATGTAGATATTAAAGTACTTATTGATGGTTTCAATAATGAAACCGGTTCTATGGTTGAACAATATCCAGCATTAGGTGCATATGATTATGAGGGTACATATTATGCTTTTAAGTCCTTAGGTTCAAAACGTTATATTGCGTGCGAGAAAAATAAAAAAGGCAATTACGAATGGGAATCGACAATTGCAGGACTACCTAAGAAAGTTTATTCTGAGTTTTTGACACAGATATTAAATAAGAATCTTAAATATACAACGCTTAATAAAGCGATTGAAGCATCGGCATTTTATTTCAAACCAAATATGTATGTTGATGAATCTGCGACAAGTAAATTGATTCCTAAATACGTTGATGTATCAGAACCTGTTAAATTAGTTTGTACTGATTATTTAGGTAAATCAGTTAATGATGAATTTTGGCCTGGTGCTCGCTTGTCTGGTATACAGTTTGCTATTATGTCACTTGAGTCGTGTGAAAATCGTAATTACCAATTATTATGCAATCGCATGCAAAATAGAATTTCTGATGATTTGGACCCATTAACGGTCAAGTTTGATTATGATAGAAAGGAGTATACAATCGTTGATGGTGCATTAAATATTCCAGAATTGAAGATTTATATGTATCAACGCGACGTCAATGTATATGTATGAAATATTATTCTATTGACCGTATTTGGAATTTACATCCAGATTATGGCCTAATTATTGGAGGACGCTCTAACGGTAAGTCACATGCGACGGCACAACAGTGGATAAAGAATTATCTTAAAACTGGTGCACAATTCGTTCGTATTATTCGATATTTATTCGATATGCAAGGTAAATACGTTGCAAATTATTTTGATGATAATTTGTTAGCTTGGCTTGCAAAAGAATATAATAAAGAAATTTGGTATGATGCGCCGTATTATTACATTAACGATATCGGAGCTGATAAAAAGAATAAAGATATTATTGGTTATGTTCTTGCATTAAGTAACGAACAAAAATATAAATCGAATCAATATGACAGAGTTACTATTATTGATGTTGAAGAATTTGCATTGATGGATCCGACACAATATTTGCCGATGGAATCAGAAAAGTTTCTGTCGTTAGTTTCTACTATTGTTCGTAGTAGAAAGAATGTTAGTATTTGGTTAGTTGGTAATACAATCAGTAAATATAATCCATATTTTACATTGCTTAACATTAACATTGATAAGTTACAACTTAAACCTGGCGATTTGAAAATTATTCAACAGCCAGATTTAGGTTATGATGAATCACCGTTGGTTGCTATTGAGTTTGCTGAAATGGCATATGAAGATATGAAAGAAATTCCGCGTGTGTTAAAAGTAGGGCAGAATGATACAGCAACAAACGGTTTATATGTGACTCCACCTGATGTATTTTCAAAAGATAATGTTCAATTTGATAAACTTAATAAAACGTTTATTGTACAAATTGGTAACCGTAAATTTAAGTTTAATATTTTTCCATGCTTCTGTTATTGGGAGTTATGTTATGGTAAAGATAAAGCGTTACGTCCTGATATGTTAGTTAGAACAATGTGCTATGATAAAGGGAGGTATTTTTGGAATGTAGTTGATAAATTAAATAAACGTCCTGACTTGTCGGAAAAGATTCCTACAGAAATGTATTATGATTCTGAGGAAACAAAACAATATGTTTATGAGAATGTAATAAGGAGTTGGAAATATGAGTCCAGAAGTATTTAATAACATTTGTAATAACGTTCATGAAGACGTTGTAAATTTGCTTAATAGTAAGGCCAAAGAATATGGCCCTGGTAGCGATAGATTCGAACATAATAAAAAACTTGCAACACTGCTTGGTACAAATCCTATTTTTGCTACAGTTTGTGAGGCAAGTAAACATTATATTACAATTTGCGATATGGCAAAGCATCCTGAGCAGTTTACCGTTGGCGAATGGAATGGTAGAGTATATGATATGATCGCATATCTTTATATTATTATGGGATTGTTAAATGATGTATACGATATTTACAATCCGGAGGCAAGAAAATGATCAAATATATTGATAAAGTAATTTACGAAAGTGATGACGTAAATGATTTGTATCATTTAGTTTGTAATTCCGTCAATGCTATTGGTGATAAAGTAGCAAACACTACTGAATTGCGTAATATTACTATGCGCCTTACTGATATGAATAACAATGTTATTTATCCTAGAGCGTCTATTGTTTATGCACTTGGCGAGTTAATTTGGTATTTTTCCGGAGATAATCATTTGGATTTTATCAATAAGTTTTCGTCAATTTGGAATCGCCTTTCTGACGATGGAAAAACTTGCAATAGTGCTTATGGATATTTACTGCAAGAAAAGTTTGGATTTAATCAAATTGATACGGTTATTCGTTTGTTGAAAATTGATACTGATACGCGTCGGGCCGTATTAAATCTCAATTATGCTAATAAGAGCGTTATTACAACTAAAGATGAACCGTGCACTGTTTGTATCCAATTTTTTATTCGTAACAATAAATTGCATACTACAGTATATATGCGTTCAAATGATTTGTATACCGGTTTTCCGTATGATATTCTTTTCTTTACCGAGTTAACGAAATACATTGCATCACAGTTAAATATTAAAACTGGCGAATATACACATATTGTTGGTAGCTTACATTTTTATGATGAAAATAAGAGTAAATTGCTTGCTGATGCTGCAATGTCGCAACCAGCTCCTTATAAAATCAATATTATCAATTTGGTAAATAATATCCGTTTTCTTGAAGCATATTGTTGGGGATTTATGAATAAATCCACAAGACAAGAGTTTCATGATACGCTTATTAAAATTTGTAAAATTAAGAAAATTTTGGAGGATATTTAATATGCATATTAAGATGTATAACTTTGGTGGACAAATGCCTATTCGAGCACATGAATATGATGCCGGTGCTGATGTTTTTCCTAAGGATTCGTTTACTATTGCGCCGCATGAAACTAAAAAGATTCCTCTTGGAATTGGCATTGAAGTTCCTGTTGGAATGACTGCGTGTATTTTTCCTAGATCCAGTCTTGGTAGTAAAGGTATTACAACTCATCTCGCGCCGATCGACACTGGTTATACTGGTGAAATTCATGCAATTGTAACTAACACTTCCGAACATGAATATCATATTGGAAAAAATGTTGCAGTTGGCCAGCTTGTTATGTTCCCTGTTGTTCTTCCATATTATACTTTTGATAATATCAATAACAATCGTGGTAATGGAGCATTTGGTTCTACTGGTCATGCAGATGTTGAATGAAATTCATTATTGAGTACTAACAAGTGAAATACTTTCATATATCAAAAGGGGGCCCATAGGGCCCCCTATCTGGTATAATAGTATTATAGAACGAGTGAATGATGTATGGTTTACCACGGCGAAGAGTCGTCATGCATATTGTTCCCAAACGTGGAGTTTGGCCTCGTTCTATTATTTTATAAAGAAAGGAGGTATTTCCTATGGAGCTTTATGTTATTGTAGCTGGTTTCATTATTTTTGATATTGTAACCGGTTGCATTAAGGCTTCGTACAGTGGGAGTTTTAATAGTACAATCATGCGTCAGGGAGGTTATCATAAACTATCTGAAATTGTTGCAGTGATTGGTTCTGCATTGCTTGAGTATGCTTGCAAGACTGTAAATCTCGGAATTGATATTCCGTTGTTGAATGTTGTATCGGTTTACATTTGCGCTACTGAGTTAATCAGTATTATTGAAAATCTCAGTGTAGTGAATCCTTCTCTTGAAAAGTTTTTTAAGCCATATCTACAGAAATTGAAGGATAAGACAAATAATGAATAAACGACAATATTATGCATTTGATTGCACTCTTCCTAATGTAAATTATGGAAATATTAAAATTTCTGAACATTTTACATTACGTGAATTCAAATGTCACGACAATTCGCGAATGGTGTTTATTGATTGTGAACTTATTGATGTTCTTGAGGATGTTCGAAATCACTTTGGTAAACCGGTGATTGTTAATTCTGGTTATCGAACTGTTGCATATAACGCAAAACTTAAAGACTCAGCACCGGGTTCACAGCATACACTTGGTAAAGCTGCTGATATTAAAATTTCTGGAATTGAACCAGCTGTAATTTATAATTACCTTTGTAGTAAATATCCTAGTAAATTTGGTATTGGTATTTACAACACTTTTGTTCATGTTGATGTTCGTGATGTAAAGTCACGTTTTGACAAACGAACAAAATAATCAATGTAATGGAGTGGTTAAAATGGAACTTGCAGATTATAATGCAAAAACTCAGGAAATTCTCGCCCATCTTGATGACCAGGGTGCAGTGACTACAGCACTTGCTGAACTTACCACTGCATTCAATGAGGAAATTGCAGCACGGACGACTGCCGAGAAAAAGGCAAATGACTTGGAGAAAAAGAACAATAAACTGAAAGAAGACAATATGAATCTTTTTCTTCGTGTAACTGTTCCTGACAAAAATGAACCCGGTCCTATCGTAAGACCGGAAACTGATAACACAACTGTAGATTCGCTCTTTTCTAATGGGCGTCTTAATTTGAAAGGATGATATTTAATGGCAACTGCAACTGATGTCGTTCGCGCTGTTGTGGCATCTAACACCCTGCTTCGCGACAATATTTCGACCGACAATGGCGCCACTCTCCAGTCCATTGGCGGATCGATTCTGGCTTATACGCCTTATATGAATGCTTTTATTGATACGCTGGTAAACCGAATTCTGTTCCAGGAAGTTCATGCTTCGGTTTATGAAAATCCTCTGCGGCTGTTTAAGGGTGCAGCGGTTCCTTATGGTACTGATGTTCAGGATTCCATCGCAAATCCTGCTGTTGCAACTCCTTATGATGCAACAGCAATGAGCGATATCCTGACCCCTCAGAATCCTGATGTAAAGACTGTATATTATCGTCGTAATCGTCAGGACAAATACGCAGTTACGATTTACGATGAACAGCTTAAGGGCGCATTTGTCGAGCCCGATGCATTTAATCGCTTTGTTCAGATGATTCTGAATACGCTTACTTCTGGTGACAATATCGATGAATATGAGCTGATGCGGAGTCTGCTTACCGATGCACTGAATGATGGTAATATTAACAAAACTGATATTACTAATGGTAATGATCTGAAGGCTTATGCCGAAGATATTATTATTAACGCTCGGAGTAAGTTCCTGCAGTTCCAGTTCCCCAGCACGGCACATAACTGTTATCTGAAGATGGCAACTGCGCAGGGCGTACAGAATCCTACTGCGCTGAAAACCTGGACTACTCCCGATCGTATTGCTGTTATTATGCGTGCTGATATTGCAGCTCTTACCGATGTTGATGTTCTGGCAAAGGCATTTAATATGTCTAAGGCAGAATTCCTCGGCCGTCAGGTTATTGTTGATAACTTCGGTACTGGTGACATTGCATCTAAGACTTTGGCCGTTGTTTGCGATGAAACTGCAATTCGTACTCACGACAATATGTTTAAGATGGCAAACACCGAATATAATGCTGCTACCCTGAGCCGTAAGTATTATCTCCATCATTGGGAGACTATGGCATACTCGCCGCTCGCCAATGCACATGCATTTGTTGAAGCTTAATTAACCATTTCCACTCCTTTACATGGTAGGTACAAGATTAACATCATGTACTGAGGGACTTAGGGATAGGGGTAATAAAGGAGATAAAATATGTTTACACCAAATACAAATTTAAGATTACTTTCTACACCGCTTGAAAGTGATTATTCAAACACTCTTTATTTTGCGGATATTGCTGCTCAGTCAGCATACTTTACCAATAAAACAGTCAAAATAATTACTGATTTTAATTACATTAAAAAAGATAATTCGATTGCTATTAACGAACATATTGATTCGTTATATAATTGCAATTATGTAATGTATCAGAATTCTAATTTTACTAATAAATGGTTTTACGCGTTTATTATTAGAATGGAATGGCTCAGCAATAATAGCACTCGTATTTATCTTGCTACTGATGTAATTCAAACTTGGTTCTTTGATATTACTTATTACCAAAGTTATATCGATAGATGTCATTCTGACACTGATATTGTTGGCGACAATATCGTGCCAGAAGATTTTACTGGAACTGGACGTGGTGGTTATGATCAAGCAGGTAGTCAAGATTTAACTCCTAATTGGGTAACAGTTTTTGCAACAACACAACCAGATGGCACACCACTTCCTCCGACAGACCTTTCTGGCATTATCTCTGGAACTGGCGCTGCATGGCGCCATCAATATGATAATGCAACTCTTACAACTTTGTTAAATGAATATGTAAAAAATGGTACAGCAACAGCCATTGCAAAAATTCAACAATGGCCTGCTGGTAATCATTCTGCCACATTTTCTTTTGCAAAACACCCATCTACTATTAACGGATATTCTCCGAAAAATAAAAAGTTATTATCTGGTGCATTTATTTCTTGTTATATGACCATGTTTGGCCAAGAGCTTGAATTTAATCCAGAATATATTACCGGAAATACCGTATCTGCACAAATTGTTGTTGATGATACAAGCGGTTCAGTTGGTTGTACAATTACAAATTACGGTAATTCAAATATTGCAAATTTTTCACTTGTAGCTGTAATTCCAGAAAGTTCTTGGGCGTACAATCAATATAAAAATGATTATAATTTACATAGCGGAAGTAATGCAATTTATCAAGAACGAATGCGGTACCAACGGAATCTTAATGCTGCGAACGCTAATGTTGGTGCTGTACAAGGTATTGCAGCTACCATTGCTGGTGCGATCGATACAGTCAATCCAGTTACATGGGCATTAGGTAAAGGGCACCAAATAGTTAATAATGTTATTGAAGGTGCACAACAGACATATAATCAAGGTGCTATTGCTGGATGGTATGAAAAAGGCGTTGATGAAATTAGTCAAGACCTAGCAACTATTACTGAAAGTTATAATGCACCTGCAACTGGTTCTGTAGCGACATCGAACATTTATATTACAGGAAATAAAACAACCCTTTCTTATGGTTATAAAGTTCCGCCTCGTGACATCATAAAACGATGTGATGATTATCTTACTGTTTATGGTTATAAACAGAGTACTTATAAAGTACCAAATCTTCATGCGCGTCTTAATTGGACATATATCCGTACATTAGGTTTACGTGCATCTGGTAATTTTCCTGATGAAGATATGGATTTGATTAAACGTATTTTTGATAAGGGCATTTTCTTTTGGTCTAGTACTGCTGTTTTTGGTAACTTTGACCAACTAAATCCTATTGTATAAGGAAGTGATTTAATGGCAGCGACACCAGAAGATAATCTTACAGGTTTTCGAAATACATTACAGGCAAACAACAATTGTTACACTGCCATTAAAGTTCAATATACTGGTTCTTGGATGGATGATATTAACAACATCTCAAAACTTGTTGGTGTTCCTGTTACAACATTACTTCAATTGAATCCATGGTTAATCAGTAATAAATTTATAGCAAATAATCATGATTACGTTATTATTCAAATCAGACAAGGTTCATCAGTGAACGGAAATAACCAGAATACTGTTGCAGATGGTTATTATGCAACAAATTCATGGGTATTTCCACTCGGTGTTGGTAGTTGGTATTGCTCAACCGGTTATAAAAATTCGCATAAAGCACTTGATTTAACAACAGGTACTCCCGGACAAATTCAAGGTACTCCAATATATGCAGCAAAAGCCGGTACGGTTGTTCAAAGTTATAAATCAGATTCATGGGGTAATACAATTCTTATTCGTCATGATGACACAAAAGATTCTGACGGAAATTGCTATTATACACGTTATGCCCATATGGAAGCACTTGCTAGTCAAGCAGTTGGTTCCAAAGTAAGTCAAGGCGATAAAATTGGCAATGTAGGTAATACTGGTAAATCTACAGGTTATCATTTACATTTTCAAATTTATTTTACAAGCGCAACTAGAACTGATTATATAAATTTTAATGCGACAGCTGATTTTTCTGTAAATCCAAACAATATTCCCGATTTTCCTGGTATTCCTTGGAATGAGGGAAAATACACGACAGTCAATTATACAAAATCAACGTTAGTTACCGATAATATGCTTGATATTATCAATCGAGCGATTACCGGTGATGCAACTAACAATGAGATTAACGGAGTCATTAACGATTTAACAAACGCAATCATTAAAGACAAAGGTGTTGACCCAGATAGCAACCTTGCCAAAATTATTAAAGATTTTGTTAATTCACAAATTAACAGTATAATTGATAACGGCTTACAGTCAGTCAATGATTTGCTTAACGGTGGTAATTTTGAGCAAGTTTGGGATAACTTCGCTCAAACCGTTATGGACAACGCTATTAGTTATGTTTCTAACAAAATTAACAATATTATTCAGCAAGCTATCGATGGCATCATTTCTTCAACTGACCAAGCTGTTATAAATGCAAAAGGTAATCTTAAAAATTGGATTTTTCAGGTAACGCATCTTGACCCAAATAGTGATACAGCACAGGCGCTTGGTACATATCTTGATGGGTATGTTGATACTATTATTGCTAATGGGTGGTCCGCTCTTAAAACAGCAATTTCAACTGGCGATATTAAATCTGCAACCCATATTTTCATAACACAAACCAAAAATTTAGCAATTGATTATCTTGCTACCATTACGATGCATGGATTAGCAACTGCAATAACTGCTTATGTTCCTACTGTTATCGATAATCCAGATGTCGCAAGTGTAGCAGTATCTTTGGCGATTGGTGTTTCAAATACACTAATTCAATCTGTTGGCCAAGTTATCAAAGGAGATATTTCTATTGAACAAGCTGCAAAAAATGTTGTTGCGAGTCTTGTTACAGTTGGTGTTTCTGTTGGTGTAAAATACGCAACACCAGTTATTTCAAACTGGGTAATGGCTGGTGTAACTACATTACTTGAAGGTTTTGGTATTACACTAGGTCCGGCAACTGGCGGTGTGTCGATACTAATAACAACACTTGTATCTAGTGTATTAAATTGGGTAGGAAATAAATTATTAGGTTGGTTATTTGGTTAAGGAGTTGATATAATGTACAAATACGATAATGAACTTGCTGAAAAAAATCTTGCAAATGTTTCTTATGCAGTTTATTATTCTAAATTGAAAAATCTTGCATGTACTATGTTCAAATGGAAAAACCTTCCTAAAACTGTAAATGAACGGTTTCTTGAAGATTGTTTATTTAGATATGGATACGCAGTATTTTTTGAAGCAGATATGGGACTTATGGCGTTACAGGCAACTCTTGAAGGTGTAAATTTTTATGACGAACCTGTAAATATCCGCCCTATTTCTCCGGTAACTACGTTCCCGCAAATTCCATTTAATGATTGTGTGCTTATTAGAAATACTCCTGATATGTATCCAACTATTATTACAACTCTTAAATATACGCAAGAATTGTATGATATTGATATGGCTCGAGATGTTAACATTAAAGCACAAAAAACACCAATCCTTATCCTTACAGATTTGAAACAGAAACAAACGGTACAAGCAATTTATCAAAAATATAATGGTAATACACCTGTTATTTTTGGTAATAAAGACTCTTATGATCCAAACAGTTTTCGCGTTCTTAAAACTGATGCACCGTTTGTAGCTGGGCAACTCCAGGACATTAAAACAACTATCTATAATGAATATCTGTCCATTCTCGGTATCGGTATTACGGAATTTAAGCGCGAACGTTCTATTACTGCAGAATCTGAACAATATACAGTTCAAGCAAATGCTCTAGCAAACATTGGTCTCAGTCAACGAAAAGCAGCTTGCAAAAAAATCAATACTTTATTCCCACACCTTTTGAATGCTCCTGTTGACGTCGAACTTGCGGCAAATGTTGAAATTGGCGACTCCAAATTTAACTCTCGTAATGCATCTATCAACTATACTTATGGCGGTAAAGAAGGGTGATAACTAATGGCTGTATATACAATTGAACTTGATTCACTGATCAAGTCAGGTTATGACATTGGACTTACAGATTATCCACTTCCTAATTTTCTTAGAACCGATGACGAAAAGAATGCATGGCGTGATGCATTAAACAAGAAAATTATTGCACACTACCGTTTTAATGAAATTTGTTGTACAGCACCTGATAGGTTCAAACATTTTCTTAATACCACTATGAATGAAATTATGCCACTTAAAAATCTTATGTATCAAGCTCTTAATGGCGAATGGGAATTCAACACTGGTACTACTCTTACTGAAATTATTGCCGATACTAGTGCAAATAAACATACAGGTAGTGATATTACTAGTACTGTAAATAATGGTAGTAATACTAGCAACAATTATAATCTTGAAGTCAGTTCTGCTACTCCCGGTCAAATGCTTAATATTGAAACTGACATCGCTAATAATACTTACGCAGACGCAGCTTCTAAAAATAAAGCGAACGGTATTGAAACGTCTACAAGTAATGGTAATACAACCACTACATACAACACCAATATTGGTAATACTTATAAACGCAATCGTACTGTAACTGGTCTTAATGGAAAATCTTACACTGAACTTTTTAAGCAATATTATGAAGCAATGAAAAATATTGATATGGAAGTTATTGCCGAACTGGCACCCTGTTTCATGGGCGTCTTTTAATAAAATGGAGGTATTTATATGAGTAAATTTATTAGTTCCGCCGACACGAACATTACTGTTACTGGTGATGCAAGTTACACTATCAATGACATTCTGTTTATTAACACTGTCATTACGGCAAATGGCATTGTTGCAGCAAACAATAATGTGTTGTACATTAACGTGCCTAAGCTTGGTAATAAAGCTGAAGTTGGTTGGTTCAATACCGAATCTGATCATTCCGCTACAGCTGCAGCAACTGTAAAATCCAACACTGATGATACTGGCACCATTACTGTTAATAGTATTACGTTTGGCGCTGCTACCGCTGCTGGACAGAAATATGTCGTCGAAGGTTGGGTGAAGCTTGCATGATTGACAACAAAAACGGTTTTGAAAATCTTGAAAAATCTGATTGGGAACAGCTCATTGATTCATTCGTAACTATTCTCAAACTGATTAAGAAAATTATTGGAACAGCTACGGCTGCTTGTATTAGTTCCTTCCGTAAAAATTAAGCAGTGGGTGGGATGGTGGGTATAATATTTAAGGAGGTACATTATGGCAAATAAACCTGGTGAAGCCAATTTTTTCCCTGATGTTCCTGAATTTCCTAGTATGGGTGTATTCCAGCCTATTTACGGTAAGTTCGATTTGACTACTTACATTCAGGGCGCTAGTGACTATGAGATTATGGCATTTCTGGTCGGTAAGTACAATGCTTGTCTGGAAGCATATGGAACTGTCACTAAACTGAGCACTGATACTGTTAAGGCTTGTAAGCAGCTGCAAGACTGGATTAACAGCTGGTTCACCAATCTGGATGTACAGGAAGAACTGAACAACAAGATTGACAGTATGGTGCAGGATGGTAGCTTTGGACGACTGCTGCACCAGACCTTTGATGCTCAGATTAACCAACAGACTACTAATACAGTTACGCAATGGCTTATAGCGAATGTTACGCCGACTGGTAGCACAGTTGTGGTTGATAAGAGCCTAAGTATTGGAGGAGCAGCGGCGGATGCTTATTCGAGTGGAGCATTAACAGGAACACAGTTATTCATTCCTGCTAACGGAAATCTTATCAATACACCTGTAGGAGAAATCTGTGACGTAGAAAATATAAACAATTCTAATTGGAAACATTGTATTACCGAAGCGTCGACAGGCAGCTATTTAGTGAGTTTTACTAATTCTAAGAATAATGCTGGTGTAATGTTTTTAGACGACAATAATAGAGTCCTTTATAACAGCTCTTTCTTAGGCATCGGCTATTTAACCAGAATTTTATATGCACCAAAAAACACTGCAAAAATCGCGGTCAATGTTTTACCACCTGCAACTGGCAGCATCACTAAAGCAGGAAATATAATTGAATTATGGAATAAAAACATTACAGATGATAATATGGCTTACTTTATGACACCTATTGCTGGATATATTCAAATTGGCAATGTTGGTGAAACACTGAATCTTGATCCAATCACATCTGATGGATACCACACAATTACGACGATTACAGGTGGCAGCCAATTTATTATCACTGCGTTTAGCGGTGTAAATAACACATCCGTATGTCTATGTGACAATAACTATAAAATTCTCGTAACATACGTGACACCGTATTTTAGGCAAATAATTGTTCCACCTAATGCGACTAAACTAATCTGTAATTTTAGACAGGGATTTTTGCAATTCTACCCAATTACGTACTTCAATAAATGTGTAAATGGCTTAGCGCTTGAAGTAGCTAAAACAAAACGGTCAAGTCGTAACAATTTATTCTACAACAGCTCTGTACTTGGAAAATACAGAGTCGGTAAAGTTGGCGAATTGTTTGACCCCAACAATTTTGATAATGACGAAAACTATATGAGCGTTTTCAAAAATTGTAATAACTATCCAGTACTAAGAATAAGCGGATATACTATAACCAATGATTATCCTGTATACGCTTTTTTGAATAAGGATAACGTTATTATCAATAAATCAACTGCTACCAATCTTCAAGATGCTCTAATTAGCGTACCGCATGGCGCTACCAGCGTCGTACTAAATGTACACGCAAATAATGGATACGCCGAATTTTATACGAACGAAAACGCTTATAATTCAGAAATATCTAGCTCTTTCAAGAATAAATTCATTTATCTTGATGCTAGTACACCTGCAAGTTATTACGCGTATAAAAATGGTAAAAGAAATTTTACGCCTGACATGTCAACCTATTTGATCGAAAATCTTGGTAAAAACGGCGACAAAATGGTTCATGTTGGCACAACACTAAAAATTAACAATCTCTATTACGCGACTTATTATGCAAATACAAAAGCAGCACAAGAAAATCCAAAAGAACAAGAAGCTAGATTTGTAATAACTGATGGTACCTCATTTAAGTATAACACTATTATTAGCGCAGGTGATGTATTCGACACTAAAACTGTAACAGAGGTCTATGACGTAGTCCTAATGACAATCGACAACAACACATTGTTGATTGAAATGGCAGTTTCACTGAATAATGAATATCACCGCCTATACAAAACATATAATATCTCTACTGAAACTTTTAGTGCAATCAATTATTGTACTATTGACAATGTTGTTTGGAACTCTTCAAATTTTGAACAACTTCTTCCTAATCCCCATAAAACAGTTTTCAATGATATTGGTCTTATGGCGACACTTTCTAAACACGTTGAAAACAATGCAACATACTACTATACTGGTGCATATTATGGTGGCTTTACTTGCATCGTCAAAAGCACAGATTGCATTAACTGGAAATATGTATCTACACCTCCAAACTTCTTGCCTACTATCTGGGAAAACGCAGTATACTGCGTAAATGATACTATTTTCTATTATGTACGTTGTGACAATACAGTAAACTACGACTTGTTAATGACATATGACATTAACACTGAACAATGGACGCCACAATTAAAAATTTACGACTGTCACTCTCGTGGATGTTTCTTCGAATATAATAACGAACTCTACCTAGCCCATGCACCATTCAGTCGTGACTGTATCGAACTAATTAAAATCAACACTGAAAACCCAAAGCAAAGTACGCCATATGCTTTAGGCTGCAAAACTGACTGTTTTTATCCATTCATTACGAGTACATCAGATAAACCGCTAATGACTTATACTGAAGGAAGATATGCAATTCGTGTTTGTGAACTTAACATGCCTTATGATAATTACATGACTTGTTATAACAACTAATTTAACAGGTGGGATAATAACGTCCCACCTGTTTTATATTTCATTGTGCGGTTCGTTGTGCACAACGTTGGCTCATGGGGGAGGGGAGGGGGGGCCTGAGTGGGTCTATTC